GCGAAGCCAAGGGCTGACAAGTCTGAGTCGTTGAGGAAACAGTCTGCATCGCGACGGCCTGTTGCGACGGGTGCGTCTTCTCAGCGGCAAGCCCCTGCTGGTGATTCGGTCGAGTCGATTGCCAATCAGGCGGATGTTAAGGCTCTCTGGGATAAGTTTCAGAGAGATAACGGTAGTAGTTAAATATGCGGACTCTGGCTGCTGCCCATTTTGGTAGTTGGTTGGAATCAGCAAGGTAGGCCAATCCGGCCATTTTGAAAAAGGTGTAACTGTGGGCCTCCTCCCGAATCAAATCGACGATTTTGTTAGCTTGACGCTCCCGAACATTAAGCGGACCACTTGGACCGACCTGGCGCATGAGTACACCGAGTACGTCTTCGCCCAGATCGTCAAGGAGAAGCTGGTGATCGAGGAAGGTGGGCCTCATATTGAGTTCCAGATCAAGACTCGCAACACTCAGAACGCTCGCAACGCTTCTGGCTTCTATGACGTCGATCAACTTGGTGTTGACGATGTGATGGCCAAGGGTACTGTTCCCTGGTCGATGCAGACAACCGGGTTCGTTTACGACATCTATGAAGATGTCTTTCAGACCACTAGGGAAACCATCATTCGAATGCTGAAGTTGCGAGAGCATCAAGCATTGAGTGACATGGCGGAACTGAACGAGGAAAACCTTTGGTCGGCTCCAACCGGACCAACGGATCAACGTCCGATGGGCATTCCGTTCTGGATGCAGAAGAACACCACGAACCTGGAAGGCGACTTCCTTGGTGGGAATCCTGCTGGTTTCACCAATGGCGCTGCTGGCGTCAGTTCGACGACTTTGCCACGGTGGCGTAACTGGACGTTCGGCTACAGCCAAGTGAACAGCGGCGACTTGATTCGCAAGATCAAGCGATCGATGGTCAAGACTTCCTTCCGTGCTCCGATTCCACACCCCGAGACTGGGTACGGCGAATCGAAGTACAAGATGTACACGACCTATCGCGTGATCGAGCCACTGGAGCGATTGGCTGAGAGTCGTAACGACAATCTCGGTAAGGATGTCGCGAAGTACATGAACCAGGTTGTGGTTGGTGGTGTTGGATTGCAGTACGTTCCCTACTTGGAAGAGAACGACAGCAGCGATCCGATCTACGGCATCAACTGGAAGGTCATGCGTCCGTACAGCAAGAAGGGCGCGAACATGCGACGCTCGCCTCCAAAGCAAGCCCCGAACCAACGGAACGTCCGCCAGGTTCACATTGACAACTTCATGAACTTTTGCTGCGTCAATCGCCGCTTGTGCTTCGTTGGGTCCAGGGCATAAGCCTTAGTGGACGTCCATTTCACTCAATAGAATCGATTTTAAGGTCTTGCAATGTTATTCCCAACAGCACTTCTGACTCGCCAGTATCGCGGGCAGAATGGCAACGTCGGTTTGAGTCCCCGAATCTGGGACTTCTACACAGAAGCGGCTATGGGTGCTGGCGAGGGAACGTCGCCTGCGTCCATATTTGAGCACTTCACGAACTTCCAGGGGGTTGCTCCGGCGATCTCCGGTGCCACGGTTGGCCTGTCTGGCGGATTCGCGACGTTTCAGGACACGGCCACCACGACTTCGACGATCACTCAGATCGCCGACGAAGACGGGGCGATTGAGTTGCTGGCGGGAGCGACGGCCCATCATGAAGCGACGATTCAAGCTGGTGGCCTTTCCGGTGCGTTCTTCCGAATCGCAGCGGATCGCGGCAGTTCGGTTCGCGCTTTTGAAGCTCGGGTGAGGATTCCTGCGGCGTTTACTTCAGCGAACCAGGGGGCCTTTATTGGTGTTGCCACGGCAGGTAACGCCGCTGCTGACTTCATGGCCAATACTTCACTGGCCCTGAAGGATGCCAACATGCTTGGATTCCATCTGCCAATTGGAGCGGGCAACACGATCCGTCCGGTGTGTCGTAAGGTTAGCGTTGCGGTCGTGGACACGATTGGTTCCGTTCACACGTATGTTCCTGGAACTTGGGTGAAGCTCGGGTTCATCTACAACCGCCGGGCTCAGCAGTCCGAAGCACTGACATTCTACGTCAACAACGAACCGGTCGCTGTTGTTTCTCAGGCGGTGGTCAACGCTTCGTATCCAGTCGACGCATTCATGTCGCCGATCATGTCGGTCAAGACGCTCAATACGTCTGGCGCGAGGCTCCAGTGCGACTGGATTGGTGCGTTTAAGCAGTAATCTGTTTGAACCTTAGTCTTTTCGAAGGCTGGTCGTCCTTTCGGTCGGCTGGCCTTTTTTTGTTTTCACGCTGAGGGGCAATTGATGATTAACGGACACGATGAAGAGACTCTTTCCCGAATGCTGGGGACGAGCAATCATTCAGACGAACTGGTTGCGGAATACGACATTCGGATTCGAATGCTACATGCCAGCGGTGGTGGGATCGGGCTGGGTGTGGTCGGATTGATTGACCTATGCCGATTCGTGGGAGTGAGCCGGGGAGTGACTCCGCGACCGATCGCTGAGGTGACGGACTGGCGATTCGCCAAGAGCGGCGACGAGGTCACAGTCAAGACGGACGCCGACCCTGTTGGCTCGTACCGCGTCGGAGTATTCCGCGATGTTGTTGCTCCTGGCATTATCGGAGTCCAGTTTGAGGGACGAGAGTGGGTCGAGGGCATTCCTGCGAGGTTTGTCAGGCCGGGCGCGGCTGTCGATCTGATTGCGGAAAAGATCGCGAGCCCTGAGTATCAGCGAACGCTGCTGGATCCGGCGTCAGATGTCACGTCCGTTGAGATGGAGATGAATACGGATGCGGATTGCCATCCGACGCTCAAGTGGTCTGAGGTCGTGGAAGGCGTTAGCGTTGTGGTTGGTGACGATATGATTGACGGCGAATTTGTCTCGCTCGCCAAGCCGAAAGGCTGCCTTGTGGTTTCGATGGGCGGAACCAAGCACATCGTAGAAGCCAGTGACGTAGTCCTGAAGGAGTAATGAAGCATGTCCCTTGCACTGACTTACGCTGAGATTCGGAGGTCCGTTGGTAGGCTCCTTGGATTCGGTGCTGATCCCGCTGTGTTTGATGCGTCTGGCACCTTGGCGGTCGACGATGCCATGCGTGCCGGGCTTCGCGATTTCTACTGGCCGTCAGTCAATGGGGCTCCCTACGCCTGGTCGTTTCTCCGCAAGAATGCGACGTTTTCACTTGTGAGCGCAACGTCAGCGTATGCCTTCCCGGCTGACTTTGTGAGAATGTCGTCTGTGGTGACGATTGCGACTGGCCTGCATCCATTGCGACAGGTTTCGCTTTCCGCTATTCGAGCAATGGGCGCGACGGCTAGCGAGTCTGGTGATCCGGTTTACTTCTCGGTCTCGATCGATGGCGTTGCTCTTGCCGCTGGCAATACCCGCTATGTCGCGACATTATTCCCAGTTCCTAGTGCGTCTGCAACGCTGGATTACGGATATGTTTTCAGCCCAAGCGTTGACTTTACCACTGGCGGTCCACTGGGCGGGGACAACCATGCTTCGTCAATTATTGAATGTTGCCTAGCCAGAGCAGAACTGTCTATGAATCTTGAGTCGCTCCAGCAGACTGGCGGCGTTCACCTCAGCCGGGCGTTACAGCTACTCTCGCTCTCGATTGAGTCTGACAGAAACTTGCAATCTGAGTCGGTGGCCGCTTCTCAAACAATGCAGCAAACAGCGAGTTAAACGCAATGCCAACTTGGCCAACATTGGTAGTCGAATACGGCAGCTTTCAGTGGTTGCGGCGTGAAGTCGCTCCGATGCTTGGATTGCCAAATGACGTTCGCTTGCTCGACCACGTCGATCGCAATCGGGTTGACTCGGTAATCGATTCGGCATTGCGGTTGTTCTACTTCCCGAACCCGTCCCAATTTACGATTGCAGACGCGACGGAGTCGCAGAAGGAGCGACTGAGAAAGGCACCGCATCAATGGTCATTCCTCCAGAAGTCAGAGACGATCGCGGTCGTCGACGGTACGGCGGTCTATGACTTGCCGGCAGACTTTAGCAACTTTCTTGATGATCCAGTGACGTCGAGAAGCGGTCAGCGGATTGCGGTGGTCGCGGCTTCGCATTTGCGACAATTACTGGCGTCGACTTCTGATGTTGGTGCGCCAAAGTATGCGGCGGTCGAAAATAAGCCGCACAATGGTTCGAGTTCGCGGCGTTCGGAAGTGATCTTCTATCCGACCCCCAACGCATCAGAAAACATTTCGATCCGATATGGAATCTCACCGTCTGGGTTAAGTGTTACGCTTCCGTTTCCGTATGGCGGTCAAGAGCACGCCGAAACGATCCTGGCTTGCTGCGCGATTGTTGCAGCGGAGCGATCGGGAGGAATCTCAGAGACAGTCCAGTCGCGATTTTCTGATCGAATGGCTGCCAGTATTCTCATGGACGCCCACAATGCACAGGCTTCGACAGAGGGCGTCTGGCCGGTCGACGAGGTAGATAACGGGCTTGGAATCGATCGTCACTACCTTGGGCGACTTATCGGGCGTGATCTTGGGTTTGGTCCGAATCGTCATGCTTGGACGTATCAGCAAACCGAGATGGTCAATGAGGCTTTGCGATCTGGTCTTCGGAGATTTTACAACCCGCAGGTGCTGCCTCGTGAGCGGTATCCGCATGGCTGGTCGTTCCTGATTCCGATACAGGAATTAGTGACGGTCGCCAGTGCGGCAGTGGTTCAATTACCGTTGTCGTTTGTGTCGCTGGAAGGTGTCGGGATGACGTTTGTTAGTTCGGCGTCAATGTTTCAGAGTCACCAAATCACTCACGTCGGTGAATCGCAATTACGAAGGCATCAGAGTCAGTCGATCAATTTGACTGGTCGTCCTCAGTTTGTTGCTATTCGGCTATCTAACGCCGGAGCCGTTCCTGGCTCACGGTACGAAGCTGTTTTTTGGCCGACGCCAGACAAGGTCTATACGATTCAGTTCCGCGCACGAATCGATGCAGTCATGTTGGCGATGACTGAGGGAGCTGGCATTGCTGGACTGTTTTATCCCAATGGAGATGCGGTCACGAATGGTGCGAGTCAGCCAGAAGGTGGGCAGGTTCACGCGCAGACGATTATTGAGTCGTGTTTACTGGCTTGCGACGAGTTAGTAAAGCGGGACTTGCGCGTGCGGACGGAACGATTTCGGGAGTTATTGTTTGCGAGCGTCGGTTTCGACCGACAGCTCGGTGTCCCTGATTCGCTTGGGTACAATGGCGATCGCGGAGACACTCGCAACCGAATGGATCATCGCCCGTCCTGGAGCAGCCATATCATTCGCCATAGCAGTGAGTTGTAATGCAAAACGACATTGAGCTTCCATTTCCGATCGGTGGCATAAGTCGTGCGTTCCCGTATTCAAAGCAGCCCCCGAACACGACGCCTGGCGCGAGCAATGTCTTGCCTTACGGCGGGACTGAGCATCGGTTCCGTGGCGGGGTTCGGCCTGGATTCGTTCGCCGATCGGCTGTCAGTATGGGCGGTCCGCCTGTCTTCATGATCTCGTTTCCGTCGCCTCCGGTCGATGGTGAATCGTTTCGATTGTCGTGGCTGGCAGGGACGGAAACTGAGCTGTTTGTCAATCAGACTGGGCAAACGACGATCGGCGGTTCAGTATCTTACACTGAATCGTTTATTGCTCTTTCGGGATTCTTGTTTACCGAAGAGGGTACTGGTAGCGGCACTCCGGGAACTTACTTTCGCCCTACGACCGAAATATTTTTCCGTCCTGGTGGAGTTGATGGTTATCTTCGCCCAGGCTTCGCGGCAGGAATCGCAATCTTGACTGAGGACGATGATCCGATAGAAGCGGCATCGTTCAGTTTTGGTGGGAGGCGAACAGATGCGGCACCGTTTCAGGGTGGCGTTGTGGTTCCCGGTTCTGGACAAGTGATCCTTGAGGGGATCGGCGAATTGATTGATGGCGTTCTCACTGGCAATGGCGTTGCAGACTGGAATGCCGCTGGAGTGTTTACGCTGGATCATCTGGTCGAGGTTCGGCCAACAGTAGGGTCTAATCTATTTCCGGCGTCTTATGTGATCAGATTTGACCTCGTGGGGAACCTCTACTTGGCGTCTGGAAACAATAACGGACCTTGCACATTCAAAGTCGTTGACGGCCCCAAGTTCATCAGTGCGGCCAATCGATCGGTATCGACCATGGAATCGGTGCGTGGCAACATTCCACACGGGGCAAGCGTGGTTGCGACATATCTCGACAGACTGGTGTTCGTTCGTGATCGGGTCTGGTACATGAGTCGCCAGGGCAATGCTACCGACTGGGATTACTTTGCGGACGCCGGAGATCTTGGCCGTGCGGTTGCTGGCGTGACATCGGACGCAGGACTGCCTGGTGATCCCATTACGGCATTGGCGAGCCGTGGCAATGATTACCTGGTGATGTTCGCTTTAGAGACGACATGGGTTATGCGGGGCGACCCAGCAGCGGGCGGCGTTCTCTACAACCTCTCTCGTTCGTATGGATGCGTCGACTTCCGCGCGTGGTGCCATGGAGACACTGGCGAGATGTACTTTCTGTCTAAAGAGGGCCTTTGCATTTTGGCAGACGGCGGGCAGTCTCGCCCAGAACCAGTCAGCGCGGCGACGATTCCGAGCGAGCTGCGGAATATCGATCGAGCGGCAACAAATGTGTCCTTGGCGTTCGACAATCGATTTCGAGGTGTGTGGGTATTCTTGACTCCGAAGGACGGGAGTGCGGCGACACACTGGTGGTATAGTAAGCTCGGCACTTCATTCTGGCCGATCCGGTTCGGGAACAATTCGTCACAACCAGCCGCAGCAACAGTTCACTCAAGCTCGCCATCGCAATCAAGCACTGTCTTGATCGGCGATATGGGTGGAGTTATTCGCAACGCACGGCCTGGATTTAATGATGATGGAGTTCCGATTGTTTCAGAGATGATCTTTGGGCCTTACTTGACATCAGAAACGGGGTGGCGGCAGGGGCTGCTAACTCAATTGGTCTCGATGTTGGGCGCGGATTCGGGGGCGGTCGTGTTGTCGATCTACGCTGGCAATTCACCCGAGGACGCGGCCACTCTCGCTAACAGCGCCGCGACACCAAGTTTCACAATTACCATAAGCGGATTGCGGTCCAAGGTGTTTAAGCCACGGATTCGCAGCGTTGCTTTTTGCGTCAAAATCAGTTCTAGTGCGTCCTGGGTCTTTGAATCGCTAATGGCTTCAGTTGCCGATGCGGGCAAGGCTCGTATTTAAGCGAAGGTTTCATCGTGCCAAAGATTTCTGAACTGCCTTCTGCGACAACGTTTTCTGAACTAGATCTGGTTCCGATCGTGCAGGGTGGCGTTGCGAAGAAGATTACGGCTGTGAGCTTCGTGGCTGCATCGGTTGCATCCGCAGTAGCGTTGTCGACCGCCAATGCGGCGGCATCGGCAGCCAGCGCGAGCGTGTCGCAAACAGCGGCGGCGGCCTCCACGGCAAGTGCTCTAGTAAGAGCCGATGCCGCTGCTGTGTCCGCTACGGAAGCGGCAGCAGCAACAGCATTGGCGGCGTGGTTTGCTATTCCCGATGCGGACTTTACGGCGGTGCCATTGTCGTCAAGCACATTCACGTCAACATCAGGCCAGATTCGTGTCGGATCTCCAGTTCGATACGTAGTTGATAGCATCACCTTGTACGGGATTGTGGTGGCGTATGCTGCGGACACCGTGACAGTGCATGGACCGCTGATCAATACCAGCTTCACGATTACTAGCCTTGCAGTTGCCGCGACAGATCGAGTGGTTCAGATTGACCTAAGCATTGCTGGAACCTATGCGGCGACAACCGGAGACAAACTGGCTTCAGTTGCTAATCGATATTTGCGTTGGAATAGGGGTGAGGCAAGGCTTGTTTCGTTCATGGCGACGCATCACACCGCAGCGGTGACCACTCAGCCAAAGGTGAATATAAAGATCGGTGGCAGCTTAGTGTCGTCCGCCGACACCAATGCTGGATTGCAATTGTCGACCGCTGGCGTGTGGGTGGCTAATCCGGTCGCAAGTCTCAGTGTCGCGAACTACGACATCGCATATTCTGAAGAGATCGAGGTTAATGTTTCGTCGGCTGGATCAGCCGAAGCGGCTCATTTGTCGGCGAGCCTTGTATTTGTGTTGGTTTAATCATGCCCGTGTTTCAGAACAATGATCTTGCATTTCGGTCGCCAAGTGGAGATTCCGCTGATGACACACGAAGTGCATTCGATCGAACGGACGCGAGAATAAAGCGGGCACTGGCTGGTATTTCCACTTTTTCGGCAGCGGTCGACACGAGCCTTACAGGATTGGGTACTTCAGTTGCGACTGTTTCCTCAGCCTTGTCCGCTGCGGAGGTTAGCCTACAGGGATCGATTGATGTGGTCGCTGGCGACTTGCAGGCTTACGAGGATGCGTTTGGGACTCGATTCGCGAGTTCATTCGCAAGCTCGTTTGCGAGTTCGTTTGCGAGTTCGATGGGGACGGTCTTTACAACGGCATCCGATCCTGGGTTTGTTCAGGTTGCAGCTTTGGCCGCAGTGGCTGCGGACTTCATTTTGGTCGGGGTCGCTACCAAGGAGCCGCGATGGCAAACGAGAGTAAACTTCATCAAGTCAACTGTTGGCCTTGAGATTCCGACGGCGTTTACCACTCCGACGCTTACTCTTAGCAATGATTACGGTTTTTGGATAGCGCAACGCACAGCAGGACAGACTGTCGTTGGTGGTGACGCGCACACATCATCAAGCTATCGGGATGCCCTGCATAACCAACTCAGGCTGGCTATTTTGGATCTGATTGCCGCGCTCAAGACCGCAAAAGTTTTAGTTTAAGGGGACTCTAGTTATGGGTATGACGTGGGCAGGTTTTCAGGGACTTGATACAAACTTCAGGAGACCCTCTGATGAGCAGAGAGCAGCAACCAAACAGTGGCAGATAGACACCAATCCTAACTTCACGTCGGCTGCTGCCGCGATGCTGAACGCACAAACCAATGCGTTATATGCTGGACAGCAAGCGAATGCGTCAACGATGTCGGCGGAGGCGTCCAGGGCTTCTGCCGGTGCGTCTGTGGCGAACGCCGCTACTTCCGCCAGGCAGCAACAAAGCACGGGGGCCAATTCGCGGGCGATGCTTGAGCTTCAGCTTGCACAGATGCGAACCCCGTCGTCTTATGGCTCGATCATGGCTGGCGCTGATCAACAGCGAGACATGGTCGACCAGCGATACACTGGCGCGATGGCTGACATTCAGCGTGGTGGCGATCAGCAGGTCTCTGACTACATGGCCATGATGCAGGGCGTCGGCGATGCGAGCCGGGAACGCATTTACCGAGATTCAACCGCCGATCGCAATTCGGTTGGTAGACAACTCGCTGGCACTGGGCTCTATAACAGCACAGTTCTCGGATCTGTCCAGCAGGGCGTTAATCGAAACCGCAACGAAGCGCTCGGGCAACTCGACGAGGGATTGCGGCGGGAAAAGGCGGCCCATCTGTCTGAATTGACAGGTCGAGCACTCGACCGCCGACAAGCAATGGCGGGGTCTCAGCTCAGTTCATTGGGTAGCATGGCGTCCCAGCGGATGTCAATGGATGCCAGCCTGAGAGGGCAGGAGCGAGACACAAGCTCAATCAATCCCGCACTTCTAAATCTCATCAGTCAGGCTTAATAGTATGGCACGCAGTCGCATAACGCCGCCCAGTGGCACGAGCATTGGGCAAAGCATGAATCGCCGAACGATGCACGGCCCTGGCCAAGACGAGAAGATGCGGTTTCTGTCTTCAAACGGAGCCAGTCCCGAGGTGCTTCTTCAGGCCATGCAGATGGGTCCGAAGTCCAATAACTTCGATCCAGAAGTGTTTCAGCACGCTGCGGAGATCGCACAGAAGAACAACCAGCTTCAGGCTCAGCAGCAACAGGCGATGCAGGAGCAGCAGTTGGAGCGTGACAAGCTGGCGATGCAGGAACGGCAAGCCAGCGCTCGTGGAACACTGGATCATCAGCGAGCCAAGTCAGACGCTCAGTTGGGTGGTCGCAGACTGGAATTGCAGGATCGAGACAGCCAACAGCGTTTCGGGCTTGCTCGATTGCAAGAATCGAAACAGATGGGCGACCAGCAGCGTCTGGATGCAGACTGGGCGCAGCAGTCAGCAAAGGTGCTTGACGTTGACATGAGGGGGCTCCTGGACGCAGCGAGAGGGATCGACTACACGCCAGAAGGTCGCCGCGCTTATGCCGCACTGGCTGCGGAGGGTCGGGCGATTCAGGCGAATCGATCCAAGATGCGTCCCGGCGCTTACACGCAAATGGCGGGAGAGTTCATGGAACGCTTCGAGAATGCGGATCTTGGCAGCCATCAGCGAGAACCGATGTCGATCAAGGAGGTGATGTCGCGGCAGATGTCCGACGTTGGTAACGGCATGTTGGCGACCATGGAACCAGACGGCTCGAACTTCAGGATCGTCAACGGGACGGCTGGAAAGGACATGAAAGCGTTGGCCGACATGGAAGCGGGCAAGGATGGAGGAATGCAGGGGGTTATCCCAGCTAAGCAGCGAATGCTCTCGGCGCTGGGCGGTGAAAAGAATACAGGGTCGTTCGACAAGGCGTACAAGGCGGCTGAGGACTCCATGAAGTCTGAGTGGCAGATGAAGCCTGAGAATGCAGACGCAATAAACGCTCCGGCGATGGATCCGGCGGCTGTTCGTGCGAGGATGATGCAAGTCTACCAGCAACAAGAGGATTTTGAGCGTGAGATGATGCAAGGCGGTGCCCCGGCGGCGGCTCCTACTAATGCCGGTGGTGAAGGGCTCACTCCTGGGGAGGCATTCAAGCAGCGAATCCAAGCCGAGAAGGCTGGCAATCCTGGAAGTGAATTGCCTGGCTATGTTGGTGGCGACAACTCTCCTGGTTTCTTACACGATCTGAAGGGGCAGTATTCGCAGATGGCGGACGTGTTCCGCTCGAAGCCGCCTGCGGATGGTCCGGCGAGCGAGGGTGGTGCTTCGCAGGCCGAAGCGGACGAACTGTACTTCCAAGGTGAGAGGCAGTCGGCAATCAGGTCGTTATTTGACGATGCGTTGCAGCCTAAGAATCGGCTGCGACCAAAGAACCAGGCTTTCCGCGAATTAAGCGATGCGGTTCGATCGGCCAAATTGCCATCACATCCGGCAAGATACATTGATGAGCGGGCAGTGGGTTTGTTTGAGCAATTTGGCTCGAAAGATCCGACTGGTGATGCGGCAGCTTCGGTTTCGTCAGCGATCAAGGAGGGTGGCGAACATTTTTCACTGAAGCCACAATGGGAACAGGAAGCTCTGGCCAACAGTCTTCCGGTGCTTGATCCGGCTGACGATACAGACGAGATCAAGAAATTGAAGCCCGGCGACTACTACATGGATCACGGATTGCGAATCCATAGGATACCGCCCAGGGATAAGTCGATGGCTGAGCGTGCTGCCGACCCACTTCGCGGCAAGAAGTTTGACCCAATGATGTTTCGCGGAATGGGACCTTAATTCAGCTTTTAATACGGAAAGTATTTCGGATGCCATTTGATCAAGAAAAGAAGAAGCGATCATTCATGCAGACGCCAATCCTTGACACATCGTCAGGGGAGGAGGGCGGGGTTGCTGTCGCGAAGGGCAGTCGCGACGCGGAAGATCTGAAGGCGGTAATTGCCCAGTATCACTACAACCGCTTGGCAGAAGATGAAGCCCAGCAGATGTCGGCGGCTGGGAACTTCGCAAGCTCGATTCCGGCTGGCATTAGCTCCAACTTGCGATCGCTTGCCAACCGATTCACCGGCGATGGCAATGCTGCGGACACGGATATTCGCGTCGGGCAAGCTCGTTCAGCCGCTGCCGCGCGTCGTGACGTTGAGTTAGCCGAAGGGCTGACCGGAAGCGGGATGAACAAGATCCCCTTTGTCGATCAGATTCCCGGTTTTACTCGCGGTGCTGCTATTTCTGGGGCGCAAGCATTGCTGGCTGCTCCGACTGGCGGTCTCGGCATGGCGGCGACATTCGCAGCCACTACGGGCAATGAGGCGTGGGTGAGCGGCAAGGATCGCGGATTGGCGGGAGTGAGCCTAATCGAACACGTCGCAGCACAGGGCGGCCTTGAGGCTGGCATTA